ATTTTTAATATTTCGCAGCTGTTTTGGTGTTCCTCTACAAATTGGTAGATTGCACCTAATATGTTTTGTTGGTCTTGTAAAAAAGTTGCGTGTTCTATTCCGTTGTACTTGTAAGTTATTTTATAGTCCATATTCCTAATCTCTGAATATTATAAACTGTGCACCTATATGCGTACTCCATTTATACCAACCTCTATCTCTCCTGTCTCTGAATTCTGACTTAACAACAATTTTAAATCTCTTTATTTTATACCGTACGGATCCTTGAACTGCCCAACTGTTAAAATCTCCAAATTCTCTTGATATTGTGCTGTAAGAAATACCAGGTACAATCTCCCACTTATTTTGAATGCCTATATCTTCTATGTATCGGATAAATATTCCCTCACTAACATAATCTAGTCTTGGGTAGCGCTCAACCTCAATTCCTAACTCTATATTGTTGCTTCTATAAAATAGCTCAACAACATAATCTAATTTAGGAGAATCATCCACTGTGCCACCTGTTAAAGCATTCCACCCATCAATCATACCTGAAACACTTAATCCACCTTCAGAAGTTGATACAACATCTTGTGATTGCGTTAACATTGGAAACAAAGTAAGTAATAATAATTTTTTCATAATCTTTAACTTATAAAGTCGTATTGACTTATTTGTTTTAAAACTTCTTTATCAAACTGTCTGTACTCATAATCTACCAGTGGTACCACACTACATGAATGGACGCTATTATCAGAATACAACGTTATGTCGTAGTCGCAGTTTTCAGTTTCTCCGGTAAACGTATATAATATATCACTACCGCATATATGTTCAGGTTCTTCACTGATATGCGCTTCACCTATGTTAGCGTATATTTCTGATACTATTTTTATTGCTAATTGTCTCATCTTTTATTCCAGTTTAGTTCATGCCTTACAGCTTTATTAATTATTTCATTATTGAATTTCTTGGTGTCATTCTTTACGAATGGCTTAATCTTTACTTTGTTCATTATAATATTAATTTTAGTTTTTCTTCGAATATTGCAATGGCCCCTTTTAGTAATTTAACGCCATCCATGTTGCCCTCTTTAGATGAAACGATCATAACTGTTCCGTTCCATAATGATAAAGTATTTAGTTTGTGCTTAATATACAATCCATTATCTAACAGTGTAATTTTATGTACTTGCTCTTTCATGATATAATTTCTTTGAGACAAATATATATATAAATATAATAATACCAAACAATTAAGCAAAAAAAAACCCCATACTTAAAAAGTATGAGGCCCAACTTAAAAAAAACTAATCCTATTTATTAGACAAATAAACTATGAAGTCTTTCAACATTTTTACATTTATTGCAATGAACTTAGCGGTATCACTCTCATTAGCGAAAGGTAGATTTACTAATTCATCAATAGCACCTACTGATGCATCGGTTAATTTATTTAAGTCCCCTTCCACGAAAGCTTCTAATAATAAAATAATCTCATCTTGGTACTCAACTGGTATCTTATCACTGTAATTTTCACTAATATAGTCAAGGGCAAAGCTAATAACTAAGCCGTCGAACATCTCTAGTAATCCGTTCAACTCTATTGAGTCGTCAATTTTTTTCTTTGTCGCCTTTAGCAACTCTTTGTTAATAAAGCTCATAATTTATCTTTTTTAGTTAAATGCGCATTCCCTGCTGTTGTACCTGCTATAATAGTAATATATGAAATCCAAGCCATTATACTAGAAGGTATGGCCACGGGTGCCAAAGCTATCAAACCACCTATAGTAGCTATTGTACCGGCTATATTGCGTACTCTTTTCCATCCTGTGGGGATAGTCTTGTTTGATAACCTATCTTTTATAGCTTGTTTCATTTCGAGGCTTTTATTAAGTCCTTAATATCTTCAAATCTATTATTGATTGATTTATGTATACCCTCTACGTATGATTGTGTTTGCTTTTGCTGCTCTAACAATCTTTTATTGTAGTTGGTTTCCATATTATTTAATTCGTTGTCAATCCTTAGTCTTTCTAACCTATCAAGGTTCGATTGTCTTAATATGTACTCATCTAAAGAGACCTTATCTGCTTTTTTATCCAAAATAGCACCCCTGCCAACTAATATAATGACAAAGGTACAGAGTAATGTTCCTAAAACAAGCTCTATTACCCTTTTAAACGAATCTTTTCCCATGCGTACATACAAATTAATATTAAAGCTATAGCAATAGCAGAATGAAGCATAAAAAGTATTCTATTATCATTTACACTAACTATATACTCATCAAACGGCATGTTTATTCTGGTTAATTCTATAAGAATTAGTATAAAAAAGAATACACAAAAAGCTACTGAAGATAATATAATAGCTTTATTCATCTGTTTAAACATTAAATCAACAGATATTAATAATGCTGATAATGTAGTAGCTGAAAAATAAAATATATGCCAATTAGTAGAGTTAGCCGTTGCATAATGGTTATAAACTAACTCAGCTATAAGAAATATCCATAAACCTAAATAAGATAAAGGAATCATTTACTTTGTTTTTACTGCTTTCCTATTAATAATAGGAGTAGTATTGCTAATTGGTTTTGTTGGTTTTTGGGGGTGTCCGTTGAGGATTTTTTTCGCCATTATAAGTCTGTATAAATAAGTATTTCTTAGTCTTTCTGATAAATTCATAGCGTAAAGTTATTATTAAATGTTAGATTTTGCAAGTCTATCGCACTTTTTTTATTTGCATCTCCTTCATAGTCATTATACGTTAGGTCGGTTGTAACCTCGCTATTAAGAGAAAAGTTATTATCTCTAGCCACTAGTATCGTTTCATCTAGTCTACCGTAATTTTCATCAACCTTATCAAATAAACTAATACCTGCCATTACTCTTTTATTGCTATGTATGAAACTATTGAATCAAATGATAAATCTACGGTAAAACTAGCCGCTATCTTAGCCGTCAAAACATATCCAGAAGGTAGTCCGCTAGTATCTCGAACATTTATAATTAAGGTGTAATCAGCATCACTAAATGGAGCCGCAAAAGTAATAGTTCTACTTCCTGATATAAGTTCGGCCGTAGTTCCGTTCTTTGTATTATCTTGAAGTGCAGTGATGTCATTAGTATTCTGACCAATATCACTATTCAAATTCGCATCATTGGTGTTTATTTTGTTTCTAGCTTCTAATCCAGAATCACCATTATCTACAGGGTCTAAAGTTGCCATAATATTTTTAATCTATCCATGTTTCCGTGTCTATCCATTCGCCATTATCATTCCAAAATCCAGTAGCTAATATCCAACCTTCTAATAATAAAGCGTGGTCATTATTAAAATTATAATCATTATCTATTATATTCTGCTTAACATCCTTAACTCCTAAATTAGTATTGTTAATTTCAATAGTAGAACCTAATACATCAGATAATGATAATGAGTTATCCCTCGATACCGTTATAAGGTTATCTAATGTGCCGAAATTCTCACACGTGACATCCATGATGCTTTGCTTTGGTCTACTTGGTTTTGTTGGCATCTACAAATACTTCAAAATCGTTAGTTACTTCTAATGTTATTATATCATAATTATCACGCCTTAAAGATTCTCTTATATCTTTACGCTCTTTTAACCTATTAAAACTACCATAAAGTCGCCGCGTTATTCCATATCCTAATAAAGGAAACTCATAAAATTGACCTTTTTCAGCTATTAATATAGCCTCTATATTTTGGTCGTCAGTTTGCTCTATAGCAAAATCACCATTTGATATTATTAACTCGTTATCCGCATTCAATGTTAGGTCCTTACTAATCATACCACAAAGTTAATGTTTTATTTTATCGTTTTCAAAGTCAGTTTTGTCGCTTGATGGCACCGTATTCGTTAAAAATCCAGTACCTAATACAGCTTTCAAGGCCGTGCCACCATCGGAAAGTACAGGAACCCATGTGTTAAAATCCGTTTTTAGCTGCGTAAACAATGCTTCATATTCATTTAACCTATCCGTAAGCTCCTGTAATTTTGTCAACCCTCCATTAACTCCATCGTTAAAAATCCATTCTACCTGAGTAGCTATAACCTTATCTATTCCAGTCCATGCACTAATAAAAGCATCTTCTTTAGATAAGAATGAAACTACAACCAATGAACCTACTGTAGGTACAACAAAAAAGCCTTTTGGGTCTGTTGCTGTATCTACTGTATAATCCGCTTCTAACCGGACGTTTAATATATCAGCACCTCCACTAGTAGGTGTTACTGTGCATGTTCTGTTACCTTCGTCGACGGCAGATACACTTCCTTGTACAGAATATAGTTCATTCTCTTTAGCCCAAATATTTATAATATCAAATAATATATTTAAGTTCTTACCCATTATACACTTCTAAAAGGTTCTATTACTTGTTTATAACCACCTTGCCCAAACATAACCGAAACGGATTTAACTAAATACGATCCGTCTTTTTCTGGAAACTTTAAATCTTCTAATTTAACTATATCACCATGCAAAACTACTGGTTCGCCAAACGTTTCAAAAGTACCTTTAAAACCTGTATAATACAAATTAGGTAACCAACGTTCTAGTATTTCTTGTAACCTTTCTTTGGTTATCTTAGGTACTTTTATAGTGTTTAAGTCACCTCCTGGGTCACCTTCTGCAGTAACTATTTCACCAGTTGTACCTGTTTTGTAATATGAATAAAGCTCTATATTTTTACCGTCTGGATGCTCACTTATACCATGCGCAATGGTATTTAATTCATTCTCATCTGTAGCCTGTAAATCACTGCCATCTATAATGGTCCTTTGAAAGCTAAATTCATGAGTAGTACCTTGACCTTGTATATTTGTTAATCCTGAATATAATATACCGTCACGAAACCATGAACGCAGCTTGTACTTATTTCTAAGTTCCTGCAATACCTTTACTAGTGTAACCCTATCAATACGCCATGAACCTAGATTAGCATCGGAAACAACAGCCTCACCTTCATAGTTGTCACTGATTAAAGTTTCTAATGTTACATTATCTTTAGAGTAGTTATTTATAGTCTTTTGCTTTAATACAAAAGCTTCATCTTCGCACATTATCTTTAATGGGGACTCAGGTATAATCTTAGACACATAACCAACAAAACGAGTAGTTAAATTAGGAGCATAACCAATTTTAATGGTAACTTCATCATTAACATTTATCTTGTCTTTTATAAATTCGTTATCTTGATTGGTTATATTGGTAGGTAATTCAATTACAGCCGTATCTGTTAATGTTTCCCATGAGCTGTTTATGCTCACATTGGTTACATAATCAAACCTTAAATTACCTATCGTTATTTCGCTTTTTAATACTAACATAATTAACTCGATACTGCTTTTAAATCGGTTATCATCCTTAGCCACATATTAGTAAATTCATCTCTAACATCTGTAGCCCCTTCACTTATAGTTTCGGATTTAACAGTGAAGTTCTCCACAAATTTACCTATATTAATGTTAATTGTCTTTGGTGCTGCGGACTTTATTGTTTGTATTCCTGCTGCTAGTTCTGGGCTAGGTGTTGTCGTTACTGTTGTAGTTGACAGTCCTAGTGCTTTGGCTAGTTTCAGTTTATCACCTTGTAATTGGTTAGCTTTCCAATTAGCTCTGTTCTGCTCATTTAAAAGAGGGTTAAACCTACGCATCAAATCAAAAAACTCTTCGTCTAATCCTATCTGATTATTTGTAAGCTTATTTCTTCTAGCTATGTTTTGTATAGCTATATTCTGGGCATTAACAAACTCCTTTGAATTCCTAGAAGTCATTATGCCAGATTGATTAAGCATTACTGCATTTTCTTCACCAAACTTTTCACGTAACTCACCAAGCTTACTTTCTTTTGTTATAGTGCCATCAAGTATAGACTGAACTAATTCCGCATCTTTAGAGCTTTTTTTTCCTATGATAAATATAGCATCAGCCCTTTTTGTCTGTATTTTTAATAAAGCTTCCTGTGCTCCTGCTCCTGCATTAGTAGCCTTTATCCTGAATTTATCTATTTCTTCTTGCTTCTTGGCTAAAACAATACGGTTTAACTGCTCTTGATTAAACTTATTTAATGCCTCAGTAGCTATTTTATAGTTGTCACCCTCCTTTTTGATATCCTTTATTATATCGGGGGCTATTTCTTTTATCTTATCTAATAGAATTAGTCGTTCAGCTTCGCTTTTATTGCTATCATTCAATGATAAAATAAGAGTGTTAAGCTCTTTTCTTTGAGCCTCCAATGTTTTGTGCACTGGTATCTTAACCAACCTCTTAGCTGTATCAGCAAATTTTGTTAAGCTTTTTATACTTTTCTTTAATTGAGGCTCAAATTTCTTTCCTATGGCCGCTTTTAACGTAAAGAATGAGTTCTCCATCCTGTTAAGGTTAGC